TGGAAGACCGAGAAGACCGGGGAGATCGCGGTGGGCTCGGACCACATGGTCCACCTGGGCCGGGAGTACGCCCACCTGCCCGAGGTATGCGAGATCGCCGAGTGCGTCTACCGGATCGTGAGCGCCCGGACGGTGTACGAGACCGTGGCTCGCTGCCTCCACCTCGATGGTCGGGTCCACCCCCGGGTGACCTTCAAACAGGCCACCGGGCGATGGTCCCTGACCGAGCCGGGCCTGACCGTGATGGGCAAGCGCGCCGGGCGCCACGTGGAGCGGGAAGTCTTCCTCCCTGATCCCGGGGAGGTGGTGCTGGCCGTGGACCTGTCCCAGGTGGACATGCGCGCGGTTGCCGGGCTGAGCCAGGACCGGGCCTACATCGAGATGTTGGCCCAGGAGGACCCACACCTGGAGATCGCCAAGACGCTGTTCGGTGACCCGGACAAGCGGGAGGCCGCCAAGGCGATCGGGCACGGCTGGAACTACGGGCGCGGGATCAAGGCCATCTCCGAGGGCCAGGACATTGACCCCAAGCTGGTACGCCAGTTCGACACCTCGATGCGCGAGCGCTTCCCGAGGCTGGTGGAGTGGCAGACCGAGGTTCGGGCGCTGGCCGAGTCCGGGGCGTTGCTGGACAACGGGTTCGGCCGGATGATGCGTCCCGACCCCTCGCGTGCCCACACCCAGGGGCCGGCCCTGATGGGCCAGGGGGCCGCTCGGGACATCATGATGGAGGGCTTGCTACGCCTGGCCGACCGGGCGCCGGAAGTGCTCCCGATGCTTCGGGCTCAGGTCCATGACGAAATTGTCTGTAGTGTGCCCGAGGCCGAGGCGCCGGAGATCGCCCGGACCGTGGTGGAGGCCCTGACCTTCGAGTGGCGTGGGGTGCCGATCATGGCGGATGCCTCCCCGGTGGGAATCACCTGGGGCCACGTATATAGCGCAAAGTGACAGTTAAGAGTCAACAGGAGGAAAGTCGAGATGAGTGGAAATGTCGAGTACGAGACCGGGAGTGCGCCGGTCAGCCCACCAGGCCACCCGTTTCTGGGTGCCGCGCTGAAGGCCGAGGGGGTGGACTCACCACCCCCACCACCGCCAGGCGCCGGCCGGGCCTGGCAGGATGCCGGGCCGCCACCGGGCACCAAGTCCGGAATCCCTACCTGGGCCATCGTGCTGATCCTGATCGGGACCGTTCTGGTGGTCCTGTGCTGCGGGATCACCACCGTGGGCGCCGTGCTGGGCAACGATGAGCGCAGCGAACCGCGCCGATCGCCGGCAACCGTAGCCGCCCAGGAGGTGGAATCTCCCACCCCCTCCCCTGACCCGACCGAGGAGCCCACCCCCGATCCGACCGAGGAGCCTACTTCTGGACCGTTGGACCGGCTTCCGGACTACTGGGCTGCCTATGGGTGCGAGGACTTCACGTGCATTCTGGACGCTGGGGAGCCTAGGATGAGGCCGTGGTGGGTGCGCTCGATTGAGGAGCACTCGACGTACATCGCTGTTCAGGTGGACCCGGAAGCTGATCCTGTTTGGGTGTGCCGGAACGTGAAGGGTCTCCTTTACTCGGGGGAAAACTTCCGGGTTGAGGTCTATGACGGAACCGGAACCCGCCAGCTTGCGGTATACAGCGCATGGTCGGAAAAATGCGTGTCTCGATAGAGAACCCCACCGACCGATATCGTGTGCTACCGTGCAACGGTGACAACGACAACCGAGAAGGAAGGGAAGACATGATCAACAGAATGGCTTGCAGCCTGGCCGCACTGATCGGCGCAATGGCGCTCACGCTCGGGGTGGTCGGTACCGCCTCGGCCGAGGAGATCACCGGGTGCCCACCGGCAACCCTGCCGCCCCAGACCTCCGGGGTCCAGTTGCTCCCGACCCTGTTGATCGGTGGGTTTGTGCTGATCGGCGCGGGAGCCGGGATCTTCTACGCCACGCGGCGTAAGGTGGACCCGACGCCGTAGCTTCACCCACCCCCCTACGCGGGCCGTTTACCCGGGAAGCGCGGTCCGCCCAGCCCGAGGCCCTGACCACCATGGTCAGGGCCTCGGTGCATACCTGAGATGCCACCCTGTCCGGGGACGGGGTGACACTGGTATCCTTGCAGGCATGACTACCGCCGAACCCCATGCAACCCCCGAGCATTCGGGGAACCCCGAGCGTGGTCCCCGGCCCGGGGGTGCCCGGTGGTGCGGGGAACACCAGCGCTGGGAGTGCGCTCGGCCTCGATCGAAAGGCCGGGGGACGTGCCACGGCCTGGCCATCGCGGGGACCAACTCCTGTCGGATGCACGCTGGAGTGAAGGGGGAGCTGGCCAAGGCTCAGGGCCAAGCCGTAATCACCGCCTGGAACGCGATGGGGGGCGCGCCGAACATTGACTACCGGATGGCGGTCCTCGGCGTGCTCCAGATGACCTGGCTTCGTCTGGGCGCGTACTCCGAACTTCTCCGGCGCCAGGTGGCCACCGAGGGGGAGGTGACCGAGGCCGAGATATTCGACCCGGACAAGGACAACCCGAAGACTTCGGGCCTGATCGGGTACCGGTACGGGGCCGCTGGCAAGGAGGGCCGGATCTACGCCCAGTCCGAGGAGGTCCGGGCGCTGGTGGCGCTGGAGAGCGCCGAGCGGGACCGGGTGGTCAAGTTCGCCAAGACCGCTCACGATATGGGGATCTCCGAGCGCCTGACCTCCTTGGCCGAGCGCTGGGGGGACCTGGTGGCCGGTAGGATCACCGCGCTGTTGGCGGACCTAGCGCTGACTCCCGAGCAACAGGCCCGGGTCCCGGCGCTCCTGGACGTTCATCTGGGCTCGATCGACGTAGGGGCGCTGGAGGTCACCAGCAACGGCAACGGCAGCAAGCGCGGAGTTCGAGATGGGGGAGGGCCGTCATGATCCGGGGCCTGTGGTGGTACTGGACCGAGCGGATCTGGCCGCGCGGGTACGGTCACCGACACTGGTGGTTCCGGCGCCGGACGTGCGCGCGCTGCCAGGAGGTGAGGTATCGGTGAGCTGGATTCTGGACACCCTCCCCTTCCCCCTGATGCGCCCGTGTGCCGGCCCGCTGGTCTGGTTTGACAGCGCGCCGGTTGTATGTGACGCCGGTCATGAGCACAACGGCGCGGTTCTGGAGTGCGCGGTGTGTGGCTCGATCTTCACCACCGGGAACTACCTGGACCACGCGCACGCGGAGACTCCGGTACTTCGGAGTCCGTTGTGATCCGAAGGCATCGAAGATGATCGTTGACCTGGCCTCGAAGGTCAAGGCCCGCTCCCGGGTGGCCCGGTGGATGCATTGCCCCACGTGCTGGGTTGCTGAGTGTATGCCGATGTTCAAGGCCGCCCCCTACCAGGCCGAGATCATGGAGGCCATCGTTCGGGAGCGCCGGGTGGCGGTTCGAGGCCCCCACGGGCTCGGGAAAACCGGCATCGCCAGCGTGGTGGTCAACTGGTTCGCCACCACGCGGGAGCTGGCCGGGACCGACTGGAAGATCATCACCACGGCCTCGGCCTGGCGCCACCTGGAGGTCTACCTATGGCCCGAGATCCACAAGTGGGCTTCCCGGATCGACTTCGAGGTTCTGGGCCGGGCGCCGTTCGATCGGCGCCGGGAGCTGATGGACCTTCGGCTGAAGCTCCAGCACGGGGCCGCCACGGCCGTGGCCAGCAACCAGCCCGAGCGGATCGAGGGAGCGCACGCGGTAGAGCTGTTGTACCTCCTGGATGAGGCCAAGATCATCCCCCCGGGAACCTGGGACTCGATCGAAGGCGCCTTCTCAGGGGCCGGGTCGGACACCTCCCAGAACGCCTACGCGCTGGCCATCTCCACCCCTGGCCCCCCGGCCGGCCGGTTCTACGAGATCCACCGGAGGGCACCCGGGTACGAAGACTGGTGGACCAGGCATGTGACCCTGGCCGAGGCGATCGAGGCCGGCCGGATCTCCCGGGAGTGGGCTGAGCAACGGGCCAAGCAATGGGGGCCGGACTCGGCCATCTACCACAACCGGGTCCTTGGCGAGTTCCACGCCAGCGATGAGGACGCCGTGGTCCCGTTGGCTTGGATCGAGCAAGCCGTCGAGCGCTGGCATGAATGGGACCGCGCCGGCCGGCCGGACAATGGGGGGCCGCTCTGGACCGGGGTGGACGTGGGCCGAGGGGGAGATGAGACGGTTCTGGCGTGCCGGGACGGGTGGGCCTTGACACTTGAAGGTCAACGCTTCCACCGGAACACCATGGCCACGGTGGCCAGCGTCCAGACCCGGCCGGGCCGCGCGATCGTGGACGTGATCGGGCTTGGCGCCGGGGTCTTCGACCGGCTTCGGGAGGCCGGGAACCGGCCGGCCGCGTACGCGGGCTCGGGCAAGACCACGCGCCGGGACCGCTCCGGGAAGTGGGGGTTCACCAACGTCCGGAGCGCCGCGTACTGGCACGTCCGGGAGCTGTTGGACCCTGCCTATGATCCGGTGCTTGCCCTCCCCCCTGATGACCTGATGATCTCGGACCTGACCACCCCGACCTGGGAGGTCACCTCCGGGGTTCCGCCGAAGATCAAGGTGGAGACCAAGGAGGACGTGGTGGCGCGCCTGGGCCGGTCTCCTGACCGGGGGGACGCCGTGGTCATGAGCCTGTGGGCTGATGCCATGGGCGGACGGTCTCAGCACGCGGAACCGGTGGGCTCGATGCCGACCACTAGCTTGTCTCCGTTGTCGGGTTGACACTTGGCCGTCATGCCTGTATAGTAGAGGGCACAGGGAAGGGGGAAGGCCCCGACCAGCACGGAAGGACTACCAACCATGAGCCTGTACCTGACCAAGGCTGAGGACTCCGAGGCCACCGGGTTCCGCCAGATGGACGCCGCGATAGAGATCACCTTGAGTGTCTCCCCTAGGGCCAAGACTTGGCTGGCCGAGATCCTGGGCCTGGACCAGACCTATGGTCTGGACCGGCAGTTCATCGCGGCCACCCACTGGGATGTCCGGAGGTCCGGCCGAGGAGAGGCCGTCTACCTGGTAGGGGATGGCCTGTACGAGTCGAACGAGGACCACCGGTACGGGCGCCGGTTCTGGCTGGTGGATGGTGGCCAGGTCACCGAGCTAACCCGTCAGGAAGCGCTCCAGTTCCTCCACTGATCAGGACGGATAATGTCTGTGAAGTAGTTCACACGGTCCGGTCTTGACACTTGACCGTCATGCCTGTAAAGTAAGAGGTACAACAGCACAGAGGAGAAGGGATCAGGACCCATGTTCGAGCCGATCGAGACCATCCCGGTTCGCGTGACCACCAAGAACGGCCTGGAGCTGGACGCCGTGGAACACGCCCGGAAGCTGGTCTGGCGCGACGGAGAGCGCAAGGCGATCAAGCGGGGTATGAACCGCCGGTACCGCCACCAGGCCCACCAGGTTCTCCGGACCGCGCTAAGCTACTGATCCACACCGAACAGGCCCCCGG